ATTATTACTGTCTTTATATTTCTTCATATTATTACAAGACCTAGGAAAAGATATTTCTTCAGCCGACATATTAAAAAACTCTTTCTTAAAATCAGCAATAAACTTCTGTAATGTATCTTCGTCTTTATTCATTACAATTTCTATGGCCTTTTTAATTCTACCTCTACAAACTTTAGGTGTTGATGATTTAACTGCCTCAATACCCATAATTTTTAGTTTAGTTTCAGAAAGTCTTACGCCTTCTTCATCTAATACATTTAACATATATCTTTTCTTTGCAACCCATATACCTTTGTTGGCGATTACTTCTCGTTTCATCACCATACAATTTTTAAATGCGTTTGTATAATCTGCAAGTTCTTCAAAACATTTATTTAAAAATGGTTCTATTCTAATGTTGACTACTTTGTCTATAAAGTTACATATCTGGTCATCTGTTTTATTCTTGCAAGTGTGTTCTACAAGTTTATCAAGTGTAACATAAATTGAATCTGTATCTGAAGCCACAATGTAATCTACTTTGTCGTGTGTCTTTAGTATGTTGTTAAGATAACCGTTTACCTTTTCTTCTATAAAACGAATGATAAACTGGCCTGCTGTAGTAATTGCACTGGCCTGTCTTACATCATAATATCTAAAGTATTGATTGCCAACTGCACCATAAGCGGAGTTTAGAGCAATCTTTCTTGCCCACTGAATATTATGACAACGAGATATTTCTTTTATCAGCTCAGGATTTTTAGTTTGTTCATATTCTTTTTTTGCTTTTAACATACGATTTTTATAAATGACACGCTCGTTATACATTGTTTCCATCATTTCAGGTAAAAAACCTTGACTGTCAGTTTTAAATAAAGCACCGTTAGGTGTAATACAAACGCCATCAGTTTTGAGATATGCAAGAGGCGTAGATTGATTTAACATTTTATTTACTGAAATACCTGATGGCTTCTCACCAATAATTTTTTCTGGTGATATGTTATATTGTATAATGATATGTGGATATAGTGAGTTAATATCAAACGAAACAATCCACTTGTGCATACCAAGTTGTGGTTCTTTTACATAAGCGCCTTCATACTTTTCATTCTTTACATTATCTTCTCTTGGTGGCACACAAATGTTTTTCTTTAATAAATGATTTGCTATCAGTGTGTCCCATACTCGCACTTGTGAAAAGATGTCGCCATAATTTACTTTAGATTCATACGCAACTGTTAATGATAAATCAATCAGGCCAAGTTTATCTTCTAAAGCATCAACAATTTCCACGTCTTGTATATTGTAATCAACAAATGATTGAAAGTCTTTTGTGTACCAATCTTTAAATGTATCGTGTTTCATTTCATCTTTACCACGACCAAGTTCTAATTCGCCAATGAAATCTAGTTTATAACTTTCTTGTCTCGTAGGAATAAACCATTGATATAGGTCTAAATAATCTAAATTTGTAATACCTTTTATATCATAAACTGTTTGAGGTCGGCCTCTTACTAAAATAGTTTCTCTTTGAAATAACCCCCAAGGAGATATTTTATTTGCAACCTTATCACCAGCAATTAATATAATTCTGTTCATCAGATAAGGTAAGTCAAAGAATTTAGTATTCCAACCTGTGATAACATCAGGATAGTTTTTCATCCAGAAATTCATAAACTCAAACATTAATTGTTTTTCATCTTTACATTTAACGTAAGTAATGTCTGGCCTGTTCGTTTTATAATCGCCAACACCCCAAGTAATGATTTGTTTATTGTTTTGATTTTTTACTGTAATACAAAGTATTTCTTCTATAGGATTTTCTACATCAGGAAAGCCACTTTCACAGGCAGTTTCTATATCTAATGTAAATATTTTTATAAACTTTTTATCCCAATCTATTTCTTCAGGATATTCTTTACTGATATATTGATAATGATATCTTTCTAAACCATAAATTGGCGAATTTTCTGTGGCTAAATCTCTCTTAAATTTACGAGCATCGTCAATAGTTTTAAACTTAATAGGTTTGAGAAACTGACCTTGTAAAGTTTTATAATCTGTTTCTTTTTGTGTTAGTGAATATAATGTTGGAGCAAAATCTATTTTGTCTTTATATTCTTGATCATCATGTATACCTCTTACAAGAAGTTTGCCTTTAAATTCAATAACTGATTTATAAAAATTCATAATAATATTTAATCATTTTGTATTAGGTGTACTATAATGCCATCATGTTGTTTCCATAATTGTACTTGACAACTTAAACGACTTTTGCCTTGAATAAATTTATTATCGTAGTCAAGTATTGATTGTTCAGCCATGTTTTCATTCATGGGATCTATTTTATCATACCATTTTTCATCAATATATACATGACAAGTTCCACAAGCACAACAACCACAACAGTCAGCTAGTATTTCTTTTATTTGTACATTACAATATTTTTTGGCAGCTTGCATTATAGTTGTGCCTTCTGGAACCTCGACTTTAATTTTCGAGTTTTCACGCACAAAATATACGTTAATCATCAGTCAACAATCAATCTAGGTTTTTTTATCTCTACTATGCCTGTGCCTAAATGTAAATTGTATGAATTTCTAATGTCTATTTTTGGATCTACTTCTGATATAATCATATTAATATTAATATGTATTATATCGTCTTTTGCGTATGGTAAATATGGTGTGAGCATTAATTGAATAGGGCCGCCTGGTTTGGATTGCATTGGCACAATCACAAATGTTTGTTTAAGAGTTATATGCTCTGATTTACCTGATTCTAATTTTTGACCTATAATGTCTTCACCTGTTGATAATCTAAAAACTTTTATTTCACTCATAACAATATTATATACTATTTTTTATTTTTTGTCAATTGGTTTAATTCTTCTACTTAATACAAACTCTCTATTAGGATTAACTGAAGCATTTAATTTTCTAATCATCTCTCTATTTAAAAGTAAATCGTTATTGGATCGTTTTCTCTCATATAAACCAAACTCAATATCTTTATAAGTAAAACCATTAAATGTTAAATCCATTTTAATTACAGGCCGTTCTTCAGCGTTCTCGTCATCAGTGTTTGCTCTAAATATTTTTACCTTACCAATAAGTTTACTTGTATAAGATTTGCCATCATATTTCCAATTCACTTTACCATCTTTAATTACTACATTTTCAGCGTGTAAAGCAGAAGTTTCCGCACCATTACCTGTATCTAATTTTGCTCTAACATTACCAATTAAAGAAAGATGAACAGTCTCAATATAACCAACTTCTATAATTGATTGTCTGTCCCAATTTTTTCTTTTTGAAATATATTCAATAATATTATCTACTAGTTGTTTACCTTTTATAGGGCCAGTATTATTTGGTAATTCTGTGTAATCTTCGTAGGTATAACCCTCATAATCGGCACCTGTGCCTGGCGAACCGTTAATTTCTAATACGTAAACTTTGTCTTTGTAGATAATATGATCAACGCCTACTACATATGCTTTTGAGGCACGAGCTGCTCTTAAGATTGTTTCTATTTCTTTTTTTGTTAATTTGTAAGGTTCAGCCACGGCACCTCTATGTACGTTTGATCTAAATTCACCTTTCGCTTTTATTCTTTTTGTACAAGCAAATATACGATTATCCACAACAAAGGTTCTAATATCAAAGTCTGTGTCCATATATTCTTGTATTAATAACTCTGCGTCGTGTTTAAAAAGAGCCTGAATTACTGATACTAAAGAGTCATAACTATCTACTTTTATAACACCAATGCCTTGTGTGCCAGTTAAAGTTTTTATAATAACTGGAAATTTATTACCAATAATTTTTAAGGCACTGTCTATATTTTTTTCATTTGATACAAAAGCAGTTTTTGGTGTAGGTATGTTAAACTTTTCAAATAAGAGAGCAGACGTTAATTTATTATCACAATTTAACATTGATGACCTTGTATTTAACATAAAGGCACCAGAGTTTTGAAAGGCAGAAATTAAAGATAGACCCGCTTCGTCCTCAATGGCACCAGCTCGTGTAATGACAACTGTATTTTTACCTATAAATGTATGTTTACCATCTTGGCCATCATAGTTATAAATGGTCAATGAATTTTTTTCTTCATCTTTATCTGTAATGATTGAGTGTTTAGTATTAATTATAAAACAAGGTATTTTTCTTTTTTCACAAGAACGTTCTATAAAACTTACGGTAATTTCTTTTTTAATTTTACGATTACCAGTTTTTTGTTGTCTAACTTTAGGCGAAGATTTAGTAATAACAACAATTGTTATTGGTTCATCATTCGATTTTTTTTCTTCGCTTATAAAATCTTTAAACGTAGGAACTGACATTTAATCACCTGTTGTTTCATCATCTTTACTAATTTTTTTACCTATATTATATTTTGCAGAAAGTGTCCATTCTTTTTTTTCTTTAAATGGTAATATTTTAATTTGGCTTAATGGAGCTTTATTTTCTATTTTTTCTTTTTGAACAATATCTATTAAAGACCAGTCTTGTAATAATACTGCAATTGTATTTCTTCTTTGAATATCGTTTTCTGATAGTGTAGCTAATTTACCATCTAAAGCAAATAATTCTTTAAAATGAACTATGTAATATTTACCTTGTTTGTGTAAAATATGACAAGATTGAAATAAGGTCTTATCTTTTCTCGAAGCCACGCCTATTCTTGTAAGTGTCTCTCTTACTTTTAAAAAATCATCAGGCTGTTTTATAGTTACCTCTAACATATCCTGAATTGACCATTTAATACTATCACTCATTAATTTCTCCCACCTTTAAATAGTTTGCTTTTAATATGTTCAATTTGTTTTTTGGATAGTATTGTTAATGCTTCTCTCGCCTTTTCATTACTATATCCATAATACTCTTTTACATACTCTAAATCTTTCAATTTGGCTTGTGATAACCACTTGCCACCAAATCGCTTTTTTCTTCTAACACTATTTATTAAAAAATGAAATTGTAGTTTATTTGGCAAAAAATGTAGGCCGTTCATTTCATTTGCTGGCATTAATGTATCCCAAAACATAGACAAGCAACGATTTATAATATAAGGTGGATATTTCTTTTCCCATGTGGTATCATCACTATCAAGTAAGCGATCTTTTGTCTCATTAATCGCCTTTAAATAATCTTTTAATTCGTACATATTATTTAAATTTACAACCAGCCATTATTTCAGTTAAGCAGGCCACCATATTAATTTCTTGATCAGCAACAAAGGCCGCCTTGTATTGATACCCGGCAATAATTAATACTGCTTGTGGTATCGATTTAGGGTCTAAATGTAAATATAGAACGTCATAGATACTAGTAAATAAAGAACTTGGTTCTTTA